TAATTGTGATTATTCAATAGTTACAAAAAAAGGTAATAGAAATTCTTTATCAAAAAAATTAAAAGATTTAGGGTTAATGGGTTGTAAATCAGAACATAAATTTATACCTTATGAATACAAATATGCTTTGATTACACAAAGAATACTTTTGTTAAATGGATTACTTGATACAGACGGTTCTTGTACAAATAATGGTGTAGAATTTTATTCCTCATCTAAGCAACTTGCCTATGATGTAGTTGAACTTGTGCAAAGTCTAGGGGGTATAGCTAAAATTAGAAAGAAAAAAACAACATGTCTAGATTCTTATATTGTAAGAGTAAAATTACCTAGACATATAAATCCTTTTTTTCTATCAAGAAAACGGAATAAATATAAACCATCAAAAGTATTTAGTAGATATATAACAAACATAGAATATATAGATAATGCTGAAGCAGTATGTATTTCAGTTGATTCAGCGGATAATCTCTATGTTACAGAACATGCTTTGGTTACGCATAATACCACAACATCTGAATCATTGTGTTCTATTTACGTATACAAAACTGCTGTAGAAGTAACCAGAAATGATGGTGAAAAGGTAGAGACTTTTGTAGAGAGAGATAAAATTGTAGCAGCTTGGTGCGGTCGCTTTGACGATATTAATAAAACACATGAGCGACTAGAAATGATTATCGAGTGGTACAATGCATGGACCATAGTAGAAAATAACATTTCGCAGTTTATTAATCATATGCTCTATAGGAAGAAACAAAAGTATCTAGTACCTAGATCACAGATATTGTTTCTAAAAGACTTAGGTGCTAATGCTAATGTATTCCAAGAATACGGTTGGAGAAATACAGGTACCTTATTTAAGAGTCATATGTTAAGTTATGCTATTGATTTCTTAAAAGAAGAATTAGATCAAGAAGTAAAATCAGATGGTGAAATAGTTAAGACAATATATGGTGTAGAAAGGATACCCGATATAATGCTACTCACCGAAATGGCAGCATATCAAGAAGGATTAAACGTCGATAGATTGGTATCATTTGCTGCACTGATTGCATTTGCTAAAGTCCAACAAGCAAATCGTGGTTATAAAAAGAGATATGAGGAGACAGATAAAGCAAAAAAGTTGGATAAACGAGATAATTTCAGTAAATTGAATATGAGCCCTTTCCGTCACATTGGTGGATCTGGTTCAGCTTTTAGTGGAATGAAGATACCTAAACAACCCTTTAGAAATTTAAGATAATATGCAAGTATATAACGCCATACAGTTAAAGAATGGTGCGAAAGCGGAAACTAACAGAATGGGGACACTTAATCAACCCATTCAATTTATACCTCGTTCTAAGAAAGATACTGACTGGACTGCGTGGAATCTAGATTGGTTAGAATGGGAAGGACTAAAACAAATTAGACGTAATGCACGTCGACTAACAAAGAATTACAAACTTGCTAAGGGTATTATTGATCGTGGTGATTATATAGTTGAACAAGATAATGAATACGCTGATCTTATTGAGGTACTTACGCAAGAAGATGCATCTGCACTAGAATTAAAATTCTATCCTATTATTCCCAATGTAATTAATACTCTTGTATCTGAATTTGCTAAAAGAAATACTCGCGTTACTTATTCTGGTGTAGATGACATCTCTTATAATGAAATGTTAGAACAAAAGAGAGCTCAACTAGAGGAAACTCTTTTATTTAAAGCACAGCAGGACATGATGATGAAATTAGCAGAACAAGGATATCCTCAAGATTCTGAAGAGTTTCAACAAGCAATGCAGCCACAGAATCTTAAGAGTTTACCTGAGATTCAAGACTTCTTTTCAAAAAGCTATAAGTCAATGGTTGAGCAATGGGCAGAACATCAACATAAGGTTGATATGGACCGTTTCAAAATTGATGAATTAGAAGAGCGTGGATTTCGTGATATGCTTATTACAGATAGAGAGTTCTGGCATTTTAAAATGATGGATGATGACTATGATGTAGAACTGTGGAATCCTGTTCTTACCTTCTATCATAAATCACCAGATAATCGCTATATATCTCAGGGTCAATGGGTTGGTAAGTTTGATATGATGACTGTTGCTGATGTAATTGATAAGTATGGTTGGTTAATGACTGAAGATCAATTAGAGTCATTAGAACTTATTTATCCTGTGAGATCTGCAGGTTATCCTATTCAGGGATATCAAAATGATGGTAGTTATTATGATGCTACTAAATCATATGAGTGGAATACTAACATGCCATCATTAGGTTATAGACAATTCACTTCTATGTGGGACAATACTGCATATGGTGGTGATATTGTAAACTGGATTATGTCTCAAGACGAAGATTACTTTGATATGGGAATGTCTAATATGCTTCGTGTAACTACAACATATTGGAAGTCACAACGTAAGGTGGGACACTTGACTAAGATCAATGATAATGGTGATGTGTTTCAAGATATTGTAGATGAGTCTTATAAAGTAACTGATAAACCAGAATATAACACATCTTTAATTAAGAATAAGACAAAAGATAATTTAGTCTTTGGTGAACATATAGACTGGATCTGGATTAATGAAGTATGGGGTGGTGTAAAGATTGGTCCTAACAGACCTACATTCTGGGGTAGTAATAATCCCGGTGGTATTAACCCAATCTATTTAGGTATTAATCAAAATCAGATTAAACCGCTTAAGTTTCAATTTAAAGGAGATTCTACATTATATGGTTGTAAATTACCAGTAGAGGGTGCTGTATTTACAGATAGAAATACAAGATCTACATCTCTTGTAGATTTAATGAAACCGTTTCAGATCGGATATAATATTGTAAATAATCAGATTGCAGATATACTTGTAGATGAATTAGGTACAGTTATTATGTTAGATCAGAATGCTTTACCTAAGCATTCACTCGGAGAAGACTGGGGTAAGAACAACTTAGCAAAAGCTTATGTTGCTATGAAGAACTTCCAGATGTTACCTTTAGATACATCTATTACTAATACTGAAAACGCATTAGCATTCCAACACTATCAGAAACTAGATCTTGATCAAACTAATCGTTTGATGTCACGTATACAGCTTGCTAATTACTTTAAGATGCAAGCTTTTGAAGTTATTGGTATTACACCACAGCGTCTTGGTCAGCAAATTGGTCAGCAGACAGCTACTGGTATTGAGCAATCTATTAATGCTTCATACGCGCAGACGGAGACATATTTTATACAACACTGTGACTACTTAATGCCTAGAGTACACCAAATGCGTACAGACCTAGCACAGTATTATCATTCTACTAAACCGTCTTCTCGTCTTCAATACATGATTACTGAAGATGAGCGCACAAATTTTGAAATAAATGGAACCGACCTCTTATTAAGAGATCTAAATATCTTTGTTGCAACTAAAGCAAATCAACGCGCTATTCTAGAACAGTTAAAACAAATGGCTATTCAGAATAACACAACTGGTGCATCTATCTATGATCTAGGTAATGTACTTAAATCAGAATCTATTGCTGAAGTATCTAATGTTCTTAAGAAAGCTGAAGTTAAACAGCAAGATCAAAAACAAGCTGAAATGCAACAACAGCAACAAATGCAAGAACAAGCACTTCAAGCGAAAGCTGAAGAGCAACGTCAGAAAATGGAGTTTGAAGCTACTGAAAATCAAAAGGATAGAGAAGCTCGTATTCTTGAAGCACAGATTAGATCAGCGGGTTACGGTTCTATGCAGGATCTTAACCAAAATCAAAACTCAGATTATCTTGATGCTCTTAAGCAAATTCAAAGTTCAGATGAATACCAACAAACTATGGGATTTGAACGTGAAAAAGAAGCTGCAAAAAGAATAGAGCATAATGATAAAATGAATATAGAAAGAGAGAAACTTGCTACACAACAGCAAATTGCACAGACACAATTGCAAATTGCACGTGAAAACAAGAACAAATACGACAAAAAAGACAGTGATAAAAGTAAGAAAAAATAACTTTTTGCTATAGTATATGATTTTCTTTTTTTAGATGATTAATCTATAAACTTTAAACCAGTACTTTTGCGTATATTATTAATGTAAAGCTAAACCAACTTTATGAGCACGACTAACCAAAACAATGATTCTACATCTGTAGAAGAAGTAGAAATCAACCTAGATGAAATTCTAGGAACCCCGGGAGCAGAAAACGTTATGCTCCCTGACACAGATGGTAAGAAGACTGAAGCTAAACCAAATATCTTCAGTTCAACTTCACCAGATATGTCATTTATTGACAACGAATCAGATGAGGATGACTCAGATGATTCACCGGAAAAGAAGGTAGATGTAGATTCTATCATCAAAGAAGCAGATCCTGAAGATGACTTCTCTGGTCCAAAAGACATTGAAACTAATGAGAAACCAGTAGGTAGACCAAAGGTTGAGAAAAGCGGACTTGCAGAAGTATTCAATAAAATGATTGAATCAGGAAAGATTGTTCCTTTTGATGATGACAAACCTTTGGAAGAATATTCTGTAAGAGATTTTGAAGAGTTGCTTGATGCAAACTTTAACGAAATGGAAAACAGACTTCGTCAAGAAACTCCGCTAGAATTTTTTGATTCTCTTCCAGAAGAACTACAGTATGCTGCAAAGTATGTAGCAGATGGTGGTGCTGATCTAAAAGGTTTGTTTAAGATCTTGTCAGAAGTCGAAGAACACAGAGAGTTGAATCCTAGGAATGAGCGTGATCAAGAAGTAATTCTACGCGAATACTTAAGAGCAACAAACTTTGGAACTGATGATGATATTGACGAAGAGATTATAGGATGGAAAGATAGAGGTGAACTTGAAGCGAAAGCTATGAAGTTCAAACCAAAGTTGGACAAGATGCAAGAGCAAGTTGTAGCTCGCAAAGTTGTTGAACAAGAAAGAATTAGAAAACAACAAGAAGCAGCAGCTCAACACTATATGCAGAATGTTTATTCTACACTACAACCAGGTGAGTTAAACGGTGTAAAGCTTGATAAGAAAACACAATCAATGTTATACAGCGGATTAGTTCAACCACAATACCCATCTATGTCAGGTAGACCAACAAACTTGTTGGGACACTTACTAGAGAAGTATCAGTATGTTGAACCTCGCCATGATTTGATTGCTGAAGCTCTATGGTTATTAGCAGATCCTGATGGGTATAAAGGAAAGATTAGAAATCAGGGTCAACAACAAACAGTTGAGAAAACTGTGCGTCAGTTAAAAACCGAACAAGCTAAGATGCAATCTAGTGCTCCTGTAGTTGAACGTGAAGAAGCACGTCAACGAAGGATACCTAGAAATGATAACTTTTTTAAACGATAATATAAATGCGCAAATTAAATAAAAAGCAACGGGGCGGTTCGGTACCAGAAGGTTTTACACCTGGTCCTAAACCGTCATCACCTAGTGCTTATAAAAAACCTAAACCATCTTTTAATGGTATAAAAAATACCATGAATAAAGCTGTAGCTATGTCAAAAAACAATGTGCAGACAAAAAAGACAGGTGGTTCAATTAAAAAGAAAAAATAACCCTTTTAATAAATAAATAAAAAATGGCAACTCCAGTTTTAAACAATGGTATATTTCTACGAGATACCAATTATGCGGCTAGTTCGCACGTAGATTCTTACCACTTGGTTAACATGTTGAGAAATGCAGAACCTATGGATCTAGGACCAGTTGACTTGTGGGCAATGGTTCAGAAAGTAGAAATGCCTCTTTATCAGATGTCTAGCTTTGGTGGAAAGAACGTAATCACAGTTGATAACGCTCGTGGAGAGTACAAATGGCAGACACCTGTCGTTCAAGATCTTCCTTACGTTGTTGACAATGTTCTTACTGCTGATGGTGAAGGTGCACAACCAACTAACCTAGGTACTGATGGAACTACATTCCAAATCAAGATTTCACGTCGTGAGTTTGGACATGGTGATATCATCACTTATGACAAGTACAACGGATCTGAAATGTACATCACTGCAGACGATATCATCCCTACTGGTGATGGTTTCATCTACACTGTACAATTAGTAAACAATGACAACGGTCAAGGTATCAATTGCGAATTGTATTTGCAACCTGGTGATAAGTTGTTCCGTAAAGGTTCTGCTCGTGGTGAGTACGGAGAGCGTTTCTCTGATATTCAAATCCAGTCTGGTTTCCGTGAATACTACAACTTCGTAGGTGGTGCTGAAGCTCACGTACATTACTCTGTTTCATCTCGTGCAGACTTGATGATTAAGGGTGGTATGAATGCTGATGGTACTGTTCCAGTTGTAGAGATCTGGAGAAACTTTGACAAGACTTCTGATCCTTCTATCACTTCTATGGAAACTATGGTTTCTAAGATGGGTAAGGATTATGTTAAGCGTGCAATGGGTAACGGTTCATTGTCTCGTACTTTCTTGACCGCTATGGAAGCAGCTCACTTGACCAAAGTTGCATCTGACATCGAGACTTACTTGATGTGGGGACAAGGTGGTCGTGTTCGTCAAGACGGTCCAGATGATATCCGTTTGTCTGTGGGTCTTTGGAAGCAGTTGGATAACTCTTTCAAGCGCGTATACAACAAATCTGGTTTCACTTTGGATTTGTTCCGTTCTGAAATCTATAACTTCTATGCTGGTAAAGTTGACTTCCAAGGACCAGATCCTAAGCGTCAATTGATTGTACAAACCGGTATGGGTGGTATGCGTATGGTTAATGAAGCTATTAAGCGTGAAGCAATCAATTCCGGTTTGTTAATCCAAGCTGCTGATATCGGTGCAATCACTGGTAAAGGTATGGATTTGAACTTTGGTTTTGCATACACTTCTTACGTTATTCCATTCTTGGCAAACGTTAAGTTTGTGTTGAACCCTGCGTTTGATAACTTACATACTAACGACATTGAGAACCCAATCATTGATGGTTTCCCATTGTCTTCTTACAACTTCATTATTTTTGATATCACTGACAACACTAACGATAATATCTATATGTTGAAGTTGGGATGGGATAATCAATTGAAGTGGTGGTACCAAAACGGAACCATGGATTACATGGGACGTACTCAAGGATTCCAGTCTTCTGGTCAATTCAACGGATACCGCGTATACATGACACAAATGATGCCTGCTATTTGGGTAAAAGACCCAACCAAGGTGTTGAAGATTGTTATGCGTAACCCTATCACAGGAGGTTCATTCTAATCTTTATAAATGTAAAACGGGGGAGAGTGAAAACTCTCCCCTTTTTTACTATATTTGTCAAACATAAAAAACCAACAAAAAATTATGAGCTTTACAATGGTACAGGAACCCATTTCTAAAAAGGGTCCTATTGCAGTTAAACCCTACATCAATCAGTCCATTGATAACATGGGTCTTCAAAATTATGGACTAGCACTTTTCGAAGGTGTATATCACGAAGAACAATTAGCTTGTATTGAGCATAACGGAATTAAACGTTATGTTACAGGTCTTAATGAATTTGCTCCTGAGATCAAATTAATTAAGGATCCTGAAGTAAGAGAAGCTAAAATCAGAGAGATTAGAAACGTAGTATGTGAGTTAGAAAAACAACTTGCTGCAAATGTTCTTAATCCTGATGATCCTGAGTTCTGGAATAAAGTAAAATTACTTCGTCCTGATAATGATGAGTTCTGGGCAAAGATCACAATGCGCTGTGGTAATACACCTGTTAATTTAGATCCTACAAAAGATCCTTATGATCTTATTAAAATATACGCAATTGAATCAGGTGGTTTTAGCATTATTGCAAAATCGTATGAAGATGCAAAAGTTAGAACTAAAACACCTAAATTCTATTTAGATAAATACGAGGATACAGCTTCTACAAAAACTGAACTTAAGAAACTTCGTAACAAAGCACTTGCTGAACTTCAGAAACTTATTGATAAGAATACTAATAAGTTATTCTATATAGGTAAGTTAGTAGATGTAGCTGGTGCAACATATCGTAAATCCACACCTATTGATGTTATTTATGACATGATGGATAAACATATTATGGGAGAAGGTACAGAACGTAATGCTAAACGTGCTGCTGAAGAATTCCTTGATACAGCAAATCTTGACATGGAAACTTTGAAACTCAAAGCAATTGTTAAAGATAGTATTTACTATAAAGTATTTACATCAAAAGCAGATGGAATGATCTATCATAAGAGTACAGGTTCTTTACTAGGTAGAAATATTGCAGAGGTTGTTGAGTATTTGAGAAATCCTCTAAATGAAACTATTTTAGCAGATGCAACAAAAACTGTAGAAAAGTATTGGAATAATTAGTATATTAATAGTATGGTAGCAAAGAAAGGTTTATATGCAAATATTCATGCTAAACAAGCTCGCATAAAAGCGGGTTCTGGTGAGACAATGAGGAAACCTGGAACTAAAGGTGCACCTACTAAACAAGACTTTATTAAATCAGCAAAAACTGCTAAAAAGAAATAATATGGCACAGATGAAAATGTCTAAAGAAGACAAAGCTCGTGAAGAGCGTTGGAAAGTAGAATCTGCTATGGATACTATCCGTAGATACAATGACCTACAAAAAGATAAAGCTCTTTTAGGTAAGGTTCGCAAAGCCACTGAACAACAACTAATGATGTTAGGTGGTATGGTAAAATCTACCACAAGTCGTAAAACTAAAAAATAATGGCGAAAAAATTAGTTAAGAAACAAGATGGTGGTGCGTCTAATAAAGCTCAACGAGTTATTAAAAGAACTACTAATAAAATTAATAGGTTAGAAAATAGAGCAAATAAAGCTGAAACTAAAGCTATTAAGGCATATGATAACTATAATTCACCATCTGTGTCATCTGATTCTAAAGGATATTGGGAAAATAGAACTATTGCACAAGGAGAAAAAGCAGATAGACTACGCGAACGTGCAGAGGATGTAAGAGTAAAACGTTCTAAGTATACAGGTGAAAAAACCAAAAATGTTAGGTTAGCAGAACAAGAGTTTAAAAAAGGTGGAGCTATTAAAAAGAAGAAGTAATGAAAAAAGTTAACATGGGTAAGTATATCTTACTTATTGGTAATGATGCTACTGAAATCTTTGATTACTATAACGTAAAGGAGATGCACGGTTTGAATAGAAAAGATGCTCAAGCTGAAGAAGTAGATAAATTAACTGGTAATGGTGTATACATATACGGGTTAACTAATTACGATCCTGCGGATGAAAAATTAACTGCTAAAGATCCTTACAAACCTTTTTTGTTTTTAAATATGGGAACATTTAAAAAATATAGTATCACAGAAAAAGCTACAGCTATTATGCATGAGACTATGCATATGAGTATCTTATTAAATAACTGGGATATAAAAAACAAAGAAGAAGAAATAATTGGTTATGCTGAAGAGGAAGCAAACAAAATAATAGAAAAATTAAAAGGTATTAAAGTAGAAGCACCTAAAAAAGGGTTTTTTTCTAGAAATTAATATAAAACTATAATTATGGCAAAATCTGCTGCATGGACAAGAAAAGCTGGTAAGTCACCTTCAGGTGGTCTTAATGAAAAAGGAAGAAAGTCTTATGAAAGACAGAATCCTGGTTCAGACTTAAAGGCACCACAACCTGAAGGAGGTCCTAGAAAAAGATCATTCTGTGCTCGATCTGCTGGTCAGATGAAGAAATTTCCTGAAGCAGCAAAAGACCCTAATAGTAGATTAAGAAAAGCTAGAAGAAAATGGAAATGTTAACTAAAATGTGTACAAAATGTAAAGTAGATAAACAACTATCTGCTAAATATTTTCCTTTACATAATAGAACTAAATCAGGTTTTGATAGCTGGTGTCGAGAATGCAGGTCTTCTTATAGAAGTGAAATACGAAGAGGTTTATATAGAGATATGATATCT